TTAGACTTCTCTTGTATAGTCCTGCCTAAGCTACGTAAACCTGAGTCAGACAAGAATATAAGGTCTGTACCGTTGCTCTGTACGCTGTCTCTAGCTATACATCCGATGCCAGTGATAGCGTCAGCTAGTGTCATACTGGACGGTGAGGAAGCTCCTTGGTACAGTAGAATGCTACGCTTACCAAAGATAACTAGGAAGTCATTAAACTCCGCTAGTGCTACAATCTCATCATGTCCTGTAGGCCAGACTGTAGTAACGTCTAAGCTACCTGAACTACCACCTGTCCACTCATGTCCTGCTAAAGAGTTTGACCAGTACAGCGTGTGCTTGTTCCCTGTAACGTCAGCAGCCCATACACGACCAAAGGCAGCTAATGCTTCGTTAGCCTGCGGTGGTGTACCTGTGGCGTGACTATGGTCACTAAACTTCTCAAGTACACCAGAGCCTGACTCATCAGTATAGATTAGCGGCTCATGTCCTCTCTGGAAAAAGTAAGCGTGATTAGCAAAGTTTATAATCTTCCAGTTGTTTGCGGACACTGTGTAACTGCCCGGTGTAACGTCAGTTAGTGTAGTGGTGCCTGTGAATATCTTACTGTTACCAGTGGAGAAGATTACCTTGTCACCACTGTAGTCCACAAACTCAAATATAGTCTCTACACCAATACTGGAACCCAGTGGTGTTGCTGAGCTAGTCAGCTTGTTAACGCCCTTACGTGCTGCAATACGTCCATACTTGTCAATGACTGCATTCTGTGCTATGGAAGCAAAGGACGGGTCTTGACCCACAGGAGAGTCCTGAGTGTTTAACCCACGAAACCCCGGCGCACCAATGTATATGTTCTGACGTTGCTCAGCCATTATGGGACTCTAAAAATAAATTCTTCAGGGTTCTTATATGCGTCTAGCGCAATCTCGTCTGATAAATGACGGTCTGCAATGGCAAAGTAATCTTGTGCAGTCGTGCCGCCTGTCTCTCCGCGCTCTCTTGCCAATAAAGCAACTGCGATATGAACGATAGGATTAGCAGGCAATGCAGTTGTATCTGTATCATTGCTTAGTGCGCTTTCCCTAGCTATTAAGTCAAAACGTAAAGAGTATGTACCGTCCGGTGTGGGGTACAATGTAACTTGTGTATCGTCTGAACTATCTACACCTGAGTAAGTAAAGTATGACGGTGCACCGCTAGTAGACCCAGCGTTGTATACTGCATTGTTTACCCATGTTGGTGTTTGATAGGTAACAAAGAAATTAGATGTGTCGTTAATGACACTGTATATTTTAACACGTTCTCCAGCATTTGTCAAGCTATATTCTGAAGTTCCTGACGATGTTGTTACAACCACTGTAGTCCTAAGTGTAGACCAATCATGTGCATTCTCTACCTGTGTCTTTGCGTCATTTACAAAGTCACCTACCATCTTAGAGTACGCTGTGTTAGCTACTGCGGACACCTCGTCTTCACGTAAGCGTCTAAGTACGCTGTTCACTAATGTTAAGTATTGTGTACTCATTAAATAAGTCCTTGGAATAACCCAATTTTAGGAGCTTGGTATACTGGCAAGCCTGTCAGCCCTGCAAGTATCTCTGGAGCTTCATATTTCTTTTCAAACTTAAAGTCTTCAAACATTGTCTTAGTTACTGACTGAGGTTGCAGCATGCCAGCGCCCAGCCCTAGAGCAAGACCTAACCCTGTACCCGCACCCGCGCCTTCTCCACGCCCTTGTCCTAGACCTTCACCAAAGCCTTCTTCTTTTCCTGCGGCTCCTGCGGCGGCTGCCGCGGCTTCTCCTGCTGCTACTGCTGCCGCTGTGTCAGCCTTGCCTTTGGCTGTTGCTGCTGCCGTTGCAGCTTCTCCTGCCGATGTAGCTGCTGCTACGTCTGCTTGACCTTGAGCCACTGCACTGGCCACCGCAGCTTCTCCAGCAGCTACTGCGTCCGCTACAGCAGCTTGTCCTGCTGCCACTGCGTCTGCTGCCTTAGTCTCACCAGCAGCTATAGCGTTTTGTAGAGTTTCTTCTGCTTCAGCTTTTGTAGCTTCTAATGTTGCTTCTGCGTTAGCCATTGCATCAGCTAGCTTTTGGTCTCCATCAGCAATAGCTTTGTCTTTAGCTGCGCTAACCTCAGTAATTTTAGTTTCTAAAGTAGATACAGTACCTGTCAGTGTGTTTACTGAAGTTGTCAAGCCTTCTATGTCAGACTCTTTTGCTTGTGTTATTTCTTGTTGTTCTTGTAGCGCAGTCTGAGTTGACTCAAGTGTAGTTCGTAAGTCTGATGCAGTGCTTTCTAAGTTAGATACTAAATTAGTTAAGTCTATAACCTCTTGTTCACTACCAGCAAGTTCTTGTTCTGTTTGTTCTACAGTAGATTGTAAACCTTCTATTGTAGACTCAAAACCTGTTTTTTCAAAAGAAAAATCTGACTGTAGTTCTGCTAGTGCTTCTTTAACAGCGGTATCTACGTCTTCTTGAGTAAACTGTGTAGTATCTTCAGGTAGCGCATCTAAAGCTGTTTGTACGGCTGTGTCTATGTCATCTTGATTAAAAGGTGTTACGTCTTCAGGTATAGAGGATAAAGCGTCGGTTACAGCTTTGTCTACATCGTCTTGATTAAAAGGTGTAGTGTCTTCAGGAAGGTTGTCTTGGAATACCTTATAAGCCCCTGCTAACGCAACATCAGAGTCTAGTTGAGCATCTGCTAATGCGTCGGAGACTGCTTTATCTAAATCTTCTTGACTGTATTCTGTAGTGTCTGCGGGAAGATTGTCAATAGCTTCTTGTGTAGCTGCGGCTGCTTGCGCTTGTGTTAGTAAGCCTTCAGTTGCGCTTGACACTGCTTCAGCTATCTGTGCGTCTACTTGTTCCTGTGTAAACGTAGCTGCTGCTGCTTCAGCTGCTTCAGCTGCTTCTGCTGCTTCTGCTGCTTCAGCTGCTTCTGCTGAAGTACCGCCGCCTGTTACTTCTTCTGTTGTTACTGTTGGTATCTGCGCACCAGCTAAAGGATTAACAGTTGTAAACAAACCGTCTTCTTCTAAACTTTCGGCGGCGGCTATTGCTGCTAAAACAGGGTCAGTGTAATCGTCTGTTGTTTTTTCTGCATCTTGTGCTGTATCTACGGCACTCTTGACTGCTAACGCACTAGTAAGCATATTGAGAGGGCCAGCAAATCCTCCCGTAGCGCCATCTGCTGCTGTTGATGCTGCAGTGCCTGTTCCTGTTCCTGCTTCTGCTCCTGTTGGTAGTCCTGTTGCTGAAAGGGCTGCGGATGTAAGACCTCCCATAACTTTAGCAATCATAACAGCCTTGCCTATTTCAGCAAGAGTCCTTACGCCAGTTTTAAAGTCACTTTCTTTAACTTCGTATGTTCTTAGCTCACCAAAGCTAAAAGGGTCATACAAATACTGTCCTGTGCTGTCAGCAAAAAGAGGATTAACACCATACTGGCCTAAAAGCTGCTGTACTTCAGGGTCTTGTGTGTACGCAGTGTACAGGGCCTGCTCGTAATTTGCACCTGTAGTCGCCTGTATTTGAGGTACTTTGTCAAGCAGTAATGTTCTTATTTCGTTCTGAAAGCCACCAAGGTCTTCTTGAGCAGTCGCTGTAAATCTGTTTAATTTACCTGTAAAGTCGCCTTGGTCTTGTGAAAGTTCAGGAGTGTAGTCTGTGGTAGACGCTGCGTAATCTTCTGCACTTACAACGTTTGACAGTGCAGTTGCGGGTATATTCATCCCTGCACCAGCAGCAGCAGATACACCGCCCATACCTGCGGCTTCAGAGCCAAAGGTATCAGCAAAGGGGTCTAACCCTGAAGTTTTTTCTGACTCTTTAAGACCTAAGTCATAGTAAGCACTTACTTCGTCTGGGTCATCTGTGGTTGCTCCAGAAGCTAGTACGTCTTTGTATGCGTCAGTGATAGAACCTAGCTGTCCTCCTGTGTACAGAAGATTAGAAGCTAGTGGAGGTGTGACTCCTGCTTGTTCTTCTTGTTCTTGTTCTTCTTGCTCCTGCACAGCCACGCCGCCCATGAAGCCGGGAGGCTTGTCAAACTCTGACTCAAAAGGGTTACCAAAGAAAAACTGTTCTGTTCTCATTTGCCACCCCAGCTAGACAAGGTTTTGATACCAAAGCTGGCAGCTATAGCGCCACCAAGGAATGCTTTGTAGTAGTCCGGCATTGTAGACAAGACAGTGAACCCCTGCTCAACGTATGGAACCATTGACGGTATAAAGGCACCTATCAACGGTAAACTTAGGATAATAGCAAACCACTCGTCCTTCCAAGAGGACTGAGATGCTGCGGCTTGTTGAGTTTCCCAATCAGCGTCCGCATCAATACGGCGCATCTTGGATTCATGGACAGCTTGCTTTTCAGCAGCTTTGTTTTTAAGGAAAGTACCTGCTAAACCAGCTATAGGCCCAATCAAAGATTGCCACATATACTCACCTTAAAAAGAAAGCTAGGGGCCACCGAAGCAGCCCCATGCTCAATTGCTATTAGCTAGCAGGAACGACCAGAGTCAGGCCAGACGCAGGACGAAGTACAGCTACTCCGTACAGTGTGTCTGAAGTGAACAAGTTAGAGAGGAACTCTTGCTTGTACTGAGTCTGTGAACGTACACCCATTTGCTCTGCCATGACGATAGCGTCAGTGTGGAGCAACAGTGCGCCCAAAGAGTCTACTGAGCTAGCTGAGTTATCACCAGCAGCTTCAACAGTTGGGCAGTTAGTGCTAACGTAAACGTCAATACCGTACAGTTGACCAATTTGGCCGTTTGTAACCTGACCATTGTTTACGAAGTCAGAGCTAACATAGCGGTCAATACCCATGATAGTGTTGCGGACAACAGGTGGGATAATGAAGCTACGTCCGTCCATAGGAACGTCGGCATCGTCTAGCTTTTGAATGATGCCACGGAAGCCTGCGTCAGTAAATACGTCAGCAGAAACAACAGTGTCAGCAGTGTAAGTAGATAGGCCGTTAGAAGCGTCTACGAAGAAAGTACCACCATTGTTCAGGTAGGTGGAAGATGTAGAACCCGCGCTACCCAAGCCTGTAGCCAGAGAGTGCAGGTCGGTGTCAACTTGCTTAGCCAGCGCATAGCCAGCATCTTCAGTATAGAACTGACGCAAAGAAGACAGGGCTTGTACATCCGTAATATCCTCAATCAAGCGTGAGTATTCAAAGTGCTTGTTGATGGATACTTGCACTTCGCTTTCAGTAGCGTTCTGCACAGTTACAGCAGTGTTCTCTGCTTTAGCGTGTGCATCGCCACGTACAGGCTTAGGTACATGGATAGTATCACCTTTCTTGCCAGCCATTGACATCTTCTTTACAAGATTGGCTAAAACAAGGTTCTTTTGGTATGAAGCGATGATCTCATCACTCCAAATTTCTGGGATAAAGGTTGCTGCACTAGTATTGTCAACAAACCCCCCAGTCGCGGGATATGTAGAATCAGTCATTTAATATCTCCTAAGATATATCATTTGACCCTCTTTTCAGCATACGCTCTCATTATTTCGTCTTGTAGAGCAGCATACCTATGAGGATCTTCTTTCATAAGTTTAATAATGTCTGCGCGTCTATAGATCTTCTTGGGGCTTGACTCAGAGCTACCACTGGCATTGCCTGTACTAGCTGTTCGTACTGCTTGCTTGCGACTCTGCTTCTCAGCAGTTGCAGCCTGACCAATCATCTGTTGACGCTCTTTCCAAAGATTGAAAAGCTCATCAGCAGCTTCGTAGTCGTACTGCTTGTCTGCCGCTACAAACAGCTTCGTCCTGACCTTAGATGCTTGAATCCACTCTGCAAACTTTGTATCCTGTAGGATACTTTCCATGTCAGGGTGGTTAGTCTTCAGTGCAGAGAGTGCAGTTTGCATTCTGTACTGTTGACTAACTGATTCAGCTTCCTTAATCTTAGGATGATTCTGGATAGCCTGTGCTACTGCCTTCTCAGGGTCAGTAAAGAAGTCTACTTCTTCAACTTGTTCTTCTTGTTGCGGTGCCGGGGTGAGTTGTGCTTGGATGTAATTATCAACAACCTTACGCAGTTCACCTACCTCAGAACTTTGACGCCCCAATAGCTTCTCAGCTTCTTGGTGCATCTGTACAAGTTCCTGTGCAGACTTACCTTGGTATTTGTCAGGAATCTCAGGTTCGCTAGGAGTTACCTGTTCTTCCACTTCTGGTTGTTCTTGTTGTTGTTCAGCAAATACGTCTTCAGTAGACGCTTGCTCATCCTCACGCTCAATTATTTTAGCCATTATTAAACTCCGTACCTTAGTATTATGGAGAGATTAAAAAAAGGGTTCTAGCTACGAACTTTGCTTTTTCTCGTATTGGATGTGACTCGCCCTAGCCTTAGCCCAACGCCTAGTGGCGTCAGGAAAGTCTCCACTGATGGGATCAAGTTTAGACTTGATAGGAGAGATAATCCTTTTAGCACTGTAACCGCACTTTTCGCACCTAACTGTGCGTTTATCTTCAGGTACTAGCGCCTCAAATATATGCCCGTCAAGACACTTGAAGTCGTACAATTTGAACATTATGCTTCTAGCTCTAGTTCTTCTTGTGGTTCTTCTTTAGCTTCTTTCTCAGCATTGTTAATTTGAGTTTCTAGGTTAAACAGAGTAGCAAGTATTGCAAGTTGTCCTTTACGGAAGTGCAAGTTCTCATTATCTGTTGTTTGTTCAACTGAGTTTATCTGCGCTACATTTTGGTTCAAATCAGTAAGAAGTTGTTTCCAACCTTCTGAACGAAACATCTCAAAGTAGTTAGCAAAGTAAACTTCAAGTTCTTTAGTCATCTTATGTATTCCCTTAATTAGTTTAAGATACAAGATAGATTATACCATACTTTTGTCAAAAAGTCAAGTATTATTTTTACTTTTTAACAGGTTTGCGTGCAGGTCGCCGTTGCATTGTTTTTTTCTTCTTAGGTGGGCGTCCTACTTTGCTTCCGTAGGTTCCTTTACCGTAAGGCATATTAGTCTTCCTCCGTTTTGGGTGGGTCTCTAAGTAACAGTTTAGTACCTACTTGAGATACAGGCACTACTCTGGGTTCGCAGTACGCATCAAAGTG